GCCGCTCGAAGACCTGGCTGAAGTGCAGCTCGCGCATTATCGGCAGGAAAACGGTCTCTGGAACATCCTCGAATATGCCGGATTCCCAATGCTCAAGGGCATCGGCGTTGAGTTAGAGCCGGACCCCAGCGATCCCGGCAAGTTCAAGCCTATCGTGGTCGGCCCTCGTGTGGTGCTCACCACGCCGCCAAACATGCAGGGCGGTTCGCAGAGCGATTGGGATTTCATCGAACCTTCGGGGTCTTCGATTGAGAAGATTCTCGCCAATCTCGAGCGCATGGAAGCCTCCATGGCGAAGCTGGGGATGGCGCCGTTGGTCAAATCCGGCGTTGCCACGGCGACGGCCGAGAACATCAACGACTCGCGTGCTCACTCCCGCGCGCAGAAGTGGGCGCAGGACACCGGCACCGGCGTTGAAAAGCTGATCTGGTTCACCGGCCTCTGGCTCAATCAGGGCGAGCAGAACGAAAAGGCCAAGGTCGAGATCAACACCGAGTTCGGCATCGATCTGGGCAGCACCGAAGACGCGAAGATGTTGCAATCGATGAATGCAGCCGGGCAGCTTTCGCTGCAAACGCTTTGGGAAGAACTGAAGCGCCGCAACATCCTCAACCCGCGCTTCGACCCCGAAAAGGAGCAGCAGCTTCTTGAGGAAGAAGGTTCCGCCGCGCATGAACAAGAAGACGGCACCGGCGAGATTCCGCCAGACGAAGAAATTGAGGACAACCCAAACGACGATCCTTTCCGCGATCCTGAACGAGCAGCAGCGTAACTGATCGATGGCAAAGACCGTCAACCAGACCGTGCTGGACTTGAACGTCCGGCACCAAGTCTATCTCACGCGCTATTCGACGTCGCTGGTGCGGAAAATCTCGGACGTGCTCACCGACGTCGAGCAGGACGTGATCGCGCAGCTCATCAAGCGAGGGAATGACGGCACCTTTACCCAGAAACGCTTGCAGGCGTTGCTCGACAGCATCCGCGACATCAACGCCGACGCGCACCGGCAAATCCAGACCGATCTTGGCGGCGAGCTTTATGGGCTTGGTAAATACGAGGCGGATTTCCAGTCGGCGATCCTGAAGCAAGCACTCCCCGTTGCGTTCGATGTTGTGACGCCATCGGCGCAAATCCTGAAAGCGGTCGTTTCCGCGAAGCCGTTCCAAGGGCGTTTGCTCAAGGATTGGGTTGCGGACATGAACTACAATTCCCGCCGGCGCTTGCAGGCTGCAATCCGGATCGGCGTGGTCGAAGGCGAAACCATTGACCAGATGGTCCGCCGTATTCGTGGAACGGCTGCGCTGAAATTCAAAGACGGCATCATATCCACGAACAAACGCGGCGCCGAAGCGATGGTGCGTACCGCGGTCAATCATACCGCGACCTATGCGCGGGAAGCGCTGTACGAAGAAAATCCCGATCTGGTGAAAGCCGTGCGCTGGGTCTCGGTGCTCGATCATCGCACGACCGCTATCTGCCGCGCGCGTGACGGGAAAATCTATAAAGCAGGGCAGGGACCGCGGCCCCCAGCCCATATTGGGTGCCGGAGTACCACAGCACCAGTCGTCGCATCATGGCGCGAGCTCGGCATCGATATTGACGAAGCGCCTGTCGGAACTCGCTCATCCATGAACGGCCAGGTTCCGGCATCGCAGACCTATCCCGAATGGCTGAAGACCCAGCCGCGCGAGTTCGTCGAAGACGTGCTCGGTAAGTCGAAAGCGAAACTGTTTCTGGAAGGCAATCTCAAGATCGAGCGCTTTGTCGATATGGGCACGGGCCGGGAATACACGCTCGAAGAATTGAAACGTCGCGAAGCGGCGGCATGGAAGCGGGCAGGGCTTGCGGCATGAGCTACAAATTCGATTTCAAGACGCCGGCCGAGTGCCGGGCATTCCTGGATGGGTTTTATGCGGGTAAAGGACCGAACGGAATGATCGGGTGGCGCAAGCGTCGCGCGCTGAAGCCCGTTCGTATGTGGCGAACGATGGAAGATTCTCGCGGCGCGAAGTTCGTCGAGCCGATCCCGCTACCGCAAGGGTTGCACGTCGGTCCTGTAGTCGAAGTCTATACGCTGATGGGCGAATGGATAGCATACGAGCGCTATCAGATGGCGCTCGATGAAACCGTGGCGCCGATCTATTGATGAAACAGGTTTTCCAGACCAAGCTGCATTCCGGGGAAGGAATCCACAACGGCAACTGCCTTGCCGCCTGTCTCGCTTCGCTCCTGGAAATCCCGTTGTGGATGGTTCCGCCGTTCGAGGATATGTTCGCGCGGGATGACTGGCGTGTGCGAATCGACGATTGGCTCGGACGCATGTTTAACTTGTCGCTTGCGCGTGTGAGCGGGCACGATCTGATAAAGCTGCCGGAGTTCTACATCGCCTGCGGATTGTCGTCCCGAAATGTCGGTCATGCCGTGATTTACCAGAAAGGCGCATTCGTCCACGACCCGCACCCGAGCGGCGAGGGGATTCAGGCTGTCGAATGGTGCTGGTATCTGAAGCCTGTGGAGAAGTCGTTGACCAAGGACGCGGCGTAGCGCGATAGGTCGATCTCCTACCACGGAGAAGAATCATCATGGCGTTCTGGTTCTGGAAGATTCGCCTGTACGGCGAACTCGCCCGCGTCTTTGGCATGTCTTGGTTTGAAGGGCGCGATTATGTCCGGCAGACGGGCAGCGATTGCTGGCGCGAAATGTTCGACACCGGCCTGACGCCTTCCGAAGCGGCTTACGAAGAAGCGACCGCTTAAACGAATACCCAGAGGGGAGTCCGGTACTGCTCGCAAGGCACCCGGCGCAGCGTTATAGGGCGCTGCCTCTCGCGGAAGTCACGTCCGATTGCAACGCCTCATGTGAGGCGCGGATGGCCGAAGCGAGGTTGAGCGTATCTCCCCGCATTTAATTTCGAGTTCTGGCGGAAATAGTGGGCTCGCAAGGAACGTGGGCGAGCTGGCCGCCGCAGGAAGGCGAACGACTTGATCGTGCGCGGCTGCGGATAAAACGGTGCGGTGGAACGGTTCCTGTCGGTGAAAATCCGGCCCGCCAGATTTAATTGCGGACTAGGGCGCTCCGGCGGCGCCGCGATATTCGACAAAGCGCTTTGGCGGTATTGCAACGGTTCGAATCCGACGGTCCGCTCCAATTCCCTACCACGGAACAGAAACATGACCCAGACCTACGATGATCTCTCTCCGGAGGAAAAAGCCAAAGTCGATGCTGCCGTTAAAGAATTGAAACGGCGCGAAGTGCTTTCGAAATTCACCGGCGGCAACGTGCTCAGTTACATTGCTGCGGTCGCATTCACCATCGCAGCGTGGCCGTGGTCCGGTTACGTCACGTCAACGATCTGGGAATGGTTTGCGGTCGGGCAGTTCGGCTTCCGCTCGATCACGATGGTGCAGGCGATGGCTGCTGGCATGCTGGTCGCGTGTTTCTCATGGAGCTATGCGCGCACGCCGGATCTTTTCAAGCTGCAAGCGCCAGATACCTCGGCGCTCCAACGCAAATGGTTCACGGTCGTCTATGTGTGGCTTGCGCCTGCCATGCTCCTGTTCTGGGCGTGGGTGTTGAAGCGGTTCCTCTGATGTTCGACCGCACCCTCAACGTCATCGCCCCGCGCGGCAATTCTGGGCCGTCGCACGTCACCGTCACCGTGACCGAGAAGCGGGCGCCGACCGACGCGAGCGTAAAACTGCTTCGCGAGATGGAAGAAAAGGCTCACCAGAGCGTCATCAACTCCATCCAGGTTGGCGATACGCATTTCGAAGCGCGGTTGGTTGTGAACCGGCTGCCAGCGACGGAAGGCGGCATTGAATTTCACATCATCTATTCGCTGAACGGCAAAAAGATGGAGACGATCTATCGTCCCGACTGGCGTGAGCAGGACGTGACCAAGCAGATCGAGGGTTTGATCGATGCGGTTGCCAAGGATGTTTCGCGCGAGATCATATCGGCGTCGCTCGCCAACATCCGGCATTTATTTTCCTAACGGCCTCGTAGCTCAACTGGATAGAGCAACGGATTTCGAATCCGTCGGTTAGAGGTTCAACTCCTTTCGAGGTCGCCAATTGAGGTTTGACATGAAACGCATCATCGAAATCCGCCCCGGCGAGGGCGGCGAAGATTCCAAACTGTTCTGCTCCGATCTGCTCGGCGCCTATCAGCGCATGTGCGAGCGCGAAGGTTGGGCGTGACTGCATCTGGGCGACTGTAATCTACAGATTACAGGCAAGGGCGTCGAAGCGCTCGATAACGAAGCAGGCGGCCATCGCATTCAGCGCGTGCCGCCGACTGAAAAACGCGGCCGGGTCCATACGTCCACGGTAACGGTCGCGGTGCTTTCCGCAGAACATGCGGAGAATAACCAGCGGGATCTCCGCGGCGAATGCCGCGTCGAGTGGTACTCCGGCAGCGGCGCCGGCGGCCAGCACCGCAACAAGCACCAAAACTCCTGCCGCATTACCCACGAACCTACCGGCCTTGTACGAACCGCACAGACGCGCTCGCGCGAGAACTCCTATCGCCTTGCCATGAGTGCGATCGCCGAGGCGCTACAGGAGCGCCAGAGCGCGATTGAGCATGGTTCTATGAACGGAGAGAGGAAATCGCAGATTGGATGCGGGATGCGCGCCGACAAGCGCAGGACGTATCGCTTCCAGGACGACAACGTAGTCGATCACATGAATAACAAGTCGTCTCGTTGTTCTGATGTGATGCGAGGGCAGTTTCGTCGGCTCTGGAATGTCGTCCCAAAATAAATTTTGAGTTGTACCCAGACTCGACTTTCAAAAGTCGAATCCATTCGTAAGTTGATGATGGCTTCTCTCCCTGTGGTTTCGATTCACCAGTCATTGGTTCGTCGCGACACGTAAGGCACGGGGAGAGAGGTCGCCATTGTCCTTACCACATGGAGACCCGTCATGACCCGCTCTAGCGAAGTGAAGGCAGAAGAGAATACTGCGATCATTCTCAAATGGGGTTCTATTAAGGGGTGGGATTTAAGCGCAGAAGATCCGTGCTGCTTCGATCTTGTAAAACAATGGGATGAACTTGGCTCGTCTATGAGCGCGGCTGCACAGCGTGACACGCCAGAACAGAAGCAAATCATCTGTGATCTGATCGATGCGGTGAAGGGAAAAATCTTCCTCGATTGGGACGGGAAATACGTCACGAAAGACGAGGCAAAAGATTATGTCCGAAACTACGGCATCAAGGACTCCCCCCATGCCTAACCATACCTCAAGCGAAGTGCTCGCCCTTCAATCTCTCCGCGCCCGTATCGCCTCCCTACAAGGAGATAAATAATGAGCAAGATAAAGCTTGATGCGTTTGGCTACTCGCTCAACCCCGTGAACCTGAGTGAAGACCTCTGGTTCTATGAAGGTCGCAAGGGTCTAGAAATTTACGTCAGGACACCGGCAGGCGGAAGCGCGCGCAAGATTTCTATTCCGTGGCGGAGGCTAGATCCTTCTCTCAAACGCAGAGCCAAGTACCTGCGCCGCCGCGCGGCCCTCAAATCTGGAGCCTCCTCATGACCGACCCATTGAAGCTGGATAACGCGACGAAGGTGGAAGAATCCGTTGGACGGTA